TACTGCATCTTCGCGATGAAGTCGGGATCCTGATCGTACAGTCCCCCTGCCATCGGGAGGTGGGCCCATGTCATGTTGTCGCAGAGGGCGAACATACCGATCGCCGGATGCAGGGAGACTTCCCCCTCCAGCGGCTTGCCGCCGATCCAGCGCTTAACTTGCGTCCGGAAACAGAGCCTTCTCGTCCTCGCGCTGCTTGACCTGGACGCGCAGCTCGGTCAAGCGGTCGATTTCCTTGTCGATGGACTCGAGCGACATCTGATCGAGCATCCATGGATTGACCGTGCGGATGAACTTCTCGAGCTCGTCCACGATCCGGGGGTCGGCCTGGTCCAGCCAGTCCTCGAAGACCCGGTTGTTGAACTCGATCGTGTACGGCTTGCCGGCCGGATCCTTCCTGAACATCAGCCACCCGACCACCGAGTGCTTGATCAGCTCGCGCCGGTCGCGCGCCGGGTCGACGGCCATCTCCGCGTTCTGATTCTCCTTCAGGATCGTCACACGGGAGTTGGTCTTCTTCTGGAACGACTGGCGCACGCCCTCCGTCATCCGGCGGACTTCGAGGTACATCTTGTACTGCGGAGCGATGCGCTCCTGACCGGGGAGGTACCAGCGCTCGTTGTGCTCGTATCCCCAGTAGTCGACGATGATCTCCTGCTCAGTGGCTTCGCCCTGAGCGCGCATGTTCTGCAGCGCGAACTGTTCGTCGGGGGTGTTGCCCTCACGGTTCGGGTCGACCGCGGGCGCAGAAGTGGGTTCGAGGTTCGTCATCTCATGTCCTTCTCGGTCGCTCTGGTCGACCTGTGTGGGGTGGACGTACATGAGCATGCTAACTCGCCAGAGGACCGTTTCGCTTGCACAGCACGACACCCCCTGCCGAGGGGACAGGGGGTGTCGTGTTCTCTGCGGGGAGAGACCCAGTGGACCGGGACCGCATATCCAGGCCCCGAGCATACCCGGACAGCACGACACCCCGCCAGGCGTGGGGCGGGGTGTCGTGATCCCAGGTAGCGGGACTAGGCGATCGCGGCCTTACCGTTCTTCAGAACGGCGGTCATGATCGGGACTGCGGGGTCCGGCCGCACAGCGCGCCAAGTGATGTCGGTCTCGAGGACGTCGTCACCGGAGGGCTCGAAGGCGAACGGCTCCAGAATCACGTTGGGCAGGGTCAAGCGCAGGCTGTACGGCGTTGCCGGCGTCGATCCTTCGATGATCTGGTAGGCCTGCATATCGATGATCAGCGGCTGCTTGGTGGTGAGGCCACCGAGCGTGGTCGCCGACGCGGTGCCGAACGCCGCCTGACGCATCAGAGCGGCGCTGTTGTGGCGCACCGTAAACGATCCGGAGACCTCGCGCTGCTTGGCCGTCAGGTCACCCACCTCGAACTGACCGAGGCGGAAGTCGTCATCCTCGATGTTGTTCGTCAGGTCGAAGCCGAAGGACTTGCCCGGAAGCTGCAGTCCGTTGTAGGTGAGCGTGATCGACGTACCGACCGCGGTCTGCGTCTTGTCGTAGAGCGCAGCCCCGTCGATGTCGGCGACACCCGGCTCGGCATGACGAGCGATCATGCCCGCGGTGCCCATGAGCACACCGTTGGCGTCCGCCTCGAAGTGGAGAGTGTTGACCACCACGTCCGAGTACAGGAACCGCTCGAGGTTGTCCGAGATCTCCTCGTACACCGTCAGGTACGGCAGCTGCCCGTCCACCGGGGTGAACGTGTGGGTATTGACGCCGCCGGCAGTGGCCGAAGCGACCGAACCGAGGGCTGCCCGCAGCAGCGTGCCGATGGACTCGAACCGCGGGTACAGCTCGTAGTCGCCACCGTAGTTGGCCGGCCCGAGGTAAGCGTCGGCCGTGTCGCGGCCACCGCCGATCTCCGGGTCGAGCGTGATGAACTCGCGGTTGATCGCCAGCGAGCCGGACCGCAGGCGTGTGGCCACACCGGCGGTACCGAGGTCCGCCATTGCGACGCCCGGAGTTGTCTGTGACCGGAGAATTACCTGTCCGGACTGAGAGCTGTAGCCCATGACTACTTACCTTCCTTCTCTTCGGCCTTGACGACCTGGGCGGCGACCTTGGCTTCGTCCTTCGCAGCCTCGACGATCGGCTCGACGGACTCCTTGACGACCGAGAGACTGGAGAGCCGCTTCTCGCGGGCCAGATTGGCCTCGGCCTCCTTGATCTGGGCGTCCAGCTGGGCATCTGCGAGGATCAGGTCGGCCTTCACCTCGTTGGCCTGGCGCTTGAACACTTCCTGCTGCGCCTCGGCGCGCAGCTTCTCGAGCTGCTCACGCTTTGCCTGGACGCTTTCTTCGGAGACTGCCATTGTCCTAACCCTTCTACTGGATCTCGGTAGTGACGATCACGGTCGTCACCGACATGAACGAGAACATCGACTCGGGACGGGAGCTGATAAAGGTCTGCCCGCTGACTCGATGTCCGGAATACCGCTCCACCACTCCGCGGACCTCGGTTACCAGCTGCGGCAGCCGGGCCTCGAGGAGTTCGCTGCGATGGATCTCGTTCCGGATCATCGCGGCCAGGAGCGAATGTGCCCGGATTCCCGCCCATTCGTCGGCATCGACCACGAGGGATTCGATCTCGATCGGGTAGGTCACGCGGGTCGGCTCGGCGGCGACACGGCCGCGCATCTCCACCGATTCCTCGATGGGGTCGTACAGCACCGGGTAGATCCCGATCGAGTCGCCGGAGTCTCCGTTGTTGAGCGACCGGCGATGGATCCGCAGGCCGTCCTGCAGACGGGGATCGGAGTGTGGTGCAAGCTCCTGCAGAGCTGTCACCAGCTCGTTGATCACGTTGTACGGGAAGAACGGGAGATCGACGTCGAAGATGCTGCTCATCGCCGTTTACCTCCCGCCTGTCCGAGGATCCAGCGCTGCAGAGACCAGGCGAGGGCGAGCACGTCGGATGGATCGAGCACTACGACCGGTCGCGGTGTCGCCCGATTGCCGTTGCGGTCGGTCAGGTTGCCCTGGGCCTGGGCGATACGGATCTGATTGTCGGCCCGCTCGCCCTGCCGGCCGGGGTAGCTCAGGTATGCCCCGAGCGGATCCATGCCGATATCGGGCGCCGCGCCGATCATCAGGTTGCGCAGCTGGCCGGTGCGCCGGTTGATCGGCACGTAGGGCGAATAGCCGTAGAACCGTCGCCAGTTGGCGGTGGCCTCGGTCAGCGATGCCCAGTCGCCGCCTCCGCCCTCGTTGCGCTTGAACCGGTTGGCCGACTGCTGCTGAAGGTGCTGCAGCGCTGGGCCAGCGAGCCAGGTCACGTACCCGTCGATGCCGACGGGACGAAGGCGCGCCTCGATGCTGTCGAGACGCTCCTTCGTCCGCCCGAGCTTGACGGTCACTCCCATGGGAGACCGCCTTTCCTCGTGCCGACCCAGGGTGCGAGGTTCGACACCGTCGGGTTGTAGAACTCCTCCACGCGGGAGAAGCTGTCCCGATTCACGATGAGGGGAACCTGGTCAGCGGTGCTGGGGTCCACCTCTTCGAGGAACGGGATCTTGATCTTGCCGTTCTCGATGCTGTTCAGGAACGCGTTCGCCTGCCGCAGGTACTGGTTCGCGATCGCGAGGATCGCGTCGTCCTGGCGGGGTCCGCCGGCCTGGAGGTAGATCTCCCCCATGACGAGGTAGGCGTTGCACTTCTTGAACATCAGGGCCCAGGGCTTCTGCTCCGGGTCTGTCGCCGTGAACTGGATCGGAAGGGAGTAGACCCGGCCGACGACGGCATCGATGTCGTCGGCCTTCTGCTCGATCAGCTTCGGCACGTCGATGCCCCTCGGCAGCGGCATATCGCTGCCGAGGATGACGTCATCGAGCGTGCAGTAGGCCATGGTCTACTTCCGTGCGGTCCGGGTCGACTTCTTCGGCTCCGAGGTCTCCGGGACTTCCGGAACCTCGCCACCATCGGTCGGCGTCGAGGCGGGGCTGGGGGTCGAGATCTCGGTGGAGGTCGAGCCGGCCTGATCATCCTCGGTCGAGTCGTTCTCCTCCGCGGCCTTGCCTTCGGCGGTTCCGGCATCGGCGACGGTGTCGCTTCCGACCTTCTCCTCCTTGACGACCGCGGCCTCCTCGGCCTCGAGGGCCTCCTTCTCGGCCTTCTTGACCTTCTCGTCCCCCGAGAACATCGGCTTGTACTGCTCGACGCCGTAGTTCCGGTACTCGGCGGACACGCCGATGAAGGCGCTGGTGTCCTGTTCGTCAGCCATGATCCCTACCCCTTCGAGGTTCCCTTGTACGGCTTCGCGTTGGGCTTCGTGCCGCCGGAGGTGTTACCCGACCGCGGATACGGCCGGGCATTCGGATTGGGGTTGGTCGGCCCCATGGAGCGTCCCTCGGACGGCTTCACCACGGAAGCCGTGCCGTCGGAGTTGCGCTTGATAGCCATGATCTGTCCTCTCTCGGATCACCTCACCGGTCAGGCCGGCAGGGTGACGTTCCAGGTGTAGGTCCAGTTCATGTGCGGGAAGACCGGGAAGGCCTTGATACCCGTACCGACCGCGTAGCTCCACGGATCCTGGCCGTAGTCCTTCTCCCACTGGTAGAACCCGGAGGTCCAGTTGCCGGCGGGGTGGGGCGAGGTCAGGGTCCGGCCGAAGCCGAGATCCGTCTCGTCGATCGCTGCGATGTCCGCATCCGACGGCATGAAGATGACGTCGCTCTTGGGCATCCAGCGATGCTGCTGGAAGGTGGTCGAACCCTCCAGGCGGGTGCGGTAGACCGCGCCGTACGGACGGAACGTGACACCGGTCGCCTGCTCGACGATCCGGACGGCCGAATCCGGGCCCCAGCCTGCGAGCAGGTAGGGCATGTCCTCGGCCGCGATGTTCTGTCCGCCGGGGGCGGCGATCTGACGGAACTTGTCCGAGTGCCAGAAGGTCTCGAGGAACTCCGGCGCACAGTACGCCTTCACGATCTCGATGCCGTACAGGTCGCGCATGAACTTCTTGACGCGCTTGATGTCATCGATCGGGTCATGCGTCGTCGCGTTGTACGGGCCCGAGTTGGGCGCCTGACGATGCTGGTTGGCCGGACGGCCCCAGTTGATGTTGAACTTGATCTTACCGTCGTTGTACGCCACGGCGCCTTCGGTCACCGACTGCATGATCAGCCAGTTGAGCCGGTAGTCGAGCATCTCACGACGCTTGACCGTGTCCCGGCGGACCTTCTCGGTGAAGCCCTCGTAGATGCTCTGGACGGCCGGCGGGAGACCGCCGTTACCTGCCCGCTCGAGCATGTCGACGAGGTCGCGGTGGGTGTTGATGTCCGAGGTGGAATACCGGGACTTGAGCGCCCAGTCGATCGTGCGCCCGCGGTATTCACCGGGGACGAAGCGATCCTGCTGGAACAGCTCGGCCTCGGCGTCGTCGGCTCGCGCCGGCGCCATCTTGGTCGACGGCCCCACATCACCGAGCTGGATGACGAAGTCATCCGTGTTGATGTCCTTGAACGGGGCGAACTCCGAGATGCCGATCAGTTCGTCCTGGGGGACGAGCTGTCGCACGATGCCGAGCGCGGTTTCCTGCCGGATCAGGCGGGAGGCGGGAACGACGCCGGGCGCGGCGAAGAAGGAGGAGTCTCCCGCTTCGGCACTCCCCGGCATAGTCACGATGGGTGATGCGGACACGTCAGACTCCTTTAGCTGAAGAGGATGTTGCAGCCCTTGGCGGCATTGAGCGCGTCGGCCACTACATCGGTCATGGGGACACGGACACCGTTCGCATCGCGGATGGTGCACCAGGCCTGAACGACACGCGCATCCACCACGTAGCCGACCTCGACGTCCTGGGGCGATCCCTGCTGGGGGAGCAGTCGCCAGGGC